TGACGCCCGTATTCACCAGGTCGCCGCCGCCGCCCCTGAGGACGACGACGACGACACCGAACCCCAAGAAAAAGAGGAATGTATGGAAACTACCGAAATTGAGGCCGCCGCCCCGGCGCCGGTCACTATCCCAACCGAACCGCTTTGGGCCCAACCGAAACGTGATTTTCGTATGCCGACAGCCGCCGAATATATTTCGGCGTACCTCGGCGGCGGCCACGAATTCGCCGCCCTGCTCGACAAAATCCGAGCCGCCGCGCCGGAAGTCGGAACAGCCGACACCCCCGGAATTTTGCCGACCCCGATCGTCGGACCTGTCTACAATTCCCTCCGCGGGTTGCGGCCGGTTATCGACGCTATCGGTACGAAGGCTATGCCCGCGTCGGGCAAAGTGTTTATTCGCCCCGAAGTGACGACCCACACGAGTATCGCCCAACAGGCCGCAGAATTCGACACACTTCAGGCCGGCACGTTCGTCGTTACTGATAATCAGGTCACGAAACTGACGGTTGGCGGCTACGTCCAAATTTCCGAACAGGACCTTAGCTGGACGAGTCCCGAGGTGCTTAGCCTGATTCTCGACGACATGGCCCGCCAGTACGCGAAGCAAACCGACAACATCGCCGCCGACAACCTCGTTAGCGGCGCCTCGAGTACCACCAACTTTACGGTTGCGTCGATTGCCGATCCGGCCGAATGGGCCCGTTGGGTGTATGTCGCTAGCGAGGAAATTTTGACCGCTACCGACTACCTGCCGACCCATTTGTTCCTGTCGCCGAATATGTGGCGAAGCCTCGGCCTGTTGGTCGATACCGCGGACCGGCCGCTTTTCCCGATGACCGGGCCCATGAATGCGTTTGGTTCCATGAACCCGGGCCAGACTGACAACGTGGCGTTTGGTTTGCGGGTCGTCGTGGACAGCAATTTCGCAAACGATACGGTTATCGTCGGTCACGCCGACGGCTACGAAATTTTCGAGCAACAGCGCGGCGCGCTGTCGATCGACAACCCGTCGAACCTGTCCCGCACTATCGCGTTCCGCGGTAACTTCGCTACGTTGATGATCGACGTCGCTAAGTTCCGTAAGGCCGCGTTCGTCTGATCGACAGGACCGGGCCGGTAGCGCATGGCAACCTACGTAATTAACACGGCTGTCCTAACGGACAACGTAGCTAGCCTTACCCTCGCGGACGCTACCGGCCTGGTCGCCGGCGAACACGTCATTGTTTACAACGTCGGGCAACACTTCGACGGTCATAACCAGCTAATTACCGTAGACCTCGGTACCGACGTCGTGACCTATCACGCCGGCGGTCAGGACGTAGCGTCGTTCTCCCCCGTCGGCGCCGTCCTGACTACCGAAGTAACCTGGGCCGACAGCGACGACGTAAACGAATTCCTGGGTATCGCAACCGCAACCGCAAACGACACCGCCTACCTCGAAACCTGTACCAACGCTAGTAATAGCTTTTGCTACCGGCGCCGCAGGGAAGCGGGCTATGTCGATAACCCGACGATCGTCCCCGACCCAGCGTCGAAGCTTGCGGTAGTGATCTACGCCGCGAGCCTGTACAGGGAACGTGGCAGTATCGACGGATTTCAGTCGTTCAGCGATATGTCGGTAGCGGTCACGCCGACGTTCACTATGGGCCGTGTCCTACAACTGTTGGGTTGCGGCCGGCCGCAGGTGGCATAAATGCCCGCTAGCGGTCGCCTGGTCGAAGCACGAACCTACGTAGCTAACGCCCTGACGGCGTTAGGTATGGTGCCCGTGATCGACCCGAGAAACGCCCGACCGCTAACCGTGTTCGTCGGTATTCCCGAATTCACGGCCTACACCAATAAGGTCACCGATATTACGGTACTGGTCCAAATTTTGGCGGGCCCGCCTGGGAACCTGGACGCCGCCGACTACCTATTAACCCAAGCCGAAACGATCATAAATAGCGGCCTGTACGCGATCAGCGGCGAACCGTCCATATGGCAGGTAGGAACGCAGGAACTACCCGCTTACGACCTGACCCTACGCATAGGGTCACTAACCTAAAAGGAAATCAACTATGGCAACTACCTACACGCTTTCGAACCCGAGCGTGACCGTCGCAACCGTCGATTTTTCCGACAACTGTCGGACAGCGACCGTAAACCTCGGCTACGACAGCCTCGAAATTACCGCGTTTTCGGACAGCGGCCGAAAGTTCGCCCCGGGACTTCAGTCGGTCGAAGTGACCCTCGAGCTGTTTAACGCTTACGGGACCGGCGATATCGAGGATACGCTTTTCGGCATTTTGGGCGATGGAACGACGACGCTGGTTATTAAGGCCGACCCCGGTACCGTTTCGGCCACTAACCCCGAGTTCACGATTACGAACGCCATGCTTTCGACCCAGCCGGTCGTTTCGGCGTCGGTCGGCGAACTTCAGACCGTTAGCGTGACGTTTACAGGCGGCACGTTCGCCCGATCGACAACCCCGTAACCGAAAGGGTCCCGACATGATAGGTATTAGCCTCAAAGTGACCCCGATCGACGAACCGGCGTATGAAGTACGGATTACGCCGCGTTCGGCGGTCGGGTTCGAACGTCATTTTAATATGTCCCTGACTCGAGCCCTGGCCGAGGAACAGCGGCAGGAACACGTTTACTATTTGGCGTGGGAAGCCTCGAGAAACAGCGGGCATAAAGTAAAAGTGTTCGAGGGTTGGCTAGACCAAATCGAAAAGGTCGAATTTCTAATTGACGGTAACGACCCAAAAGACGAGAACGATTAAAAGGCGGGTACCTAAACCTAGTGGCCGCGATCGCTTGCGAAACCGGGATAGCACCTAACGACCTGTTGGATACCGACCCCGACGTTTTTAACGCGATCGTCCAATACCTAAACGATCGTGGCGAAGCGATCAAGAAAGCAAGCGAACGACGATAATGGCTATCGACTATGGCGGTCCGATCCGAGTAGAGGGTATCGACAAACTACGTCGGGCCCTGGTAAAGCTCGACGACGCCGCTAAAGACGATTTTAAAGCGGCTGGTAAAACAGCGGCCGAAATAGTCGAACGTCAGGCCCGTACCGAGGTACCCGTTAGGTCGGGCAACCTAAAAAATACGATTAGGTCTAGCGGGCAACAGCGCGGCGGCGTGGTATCGGCCGGCCGGGCGAAAGTACCGTACGCCGGCCCTATACATTTCGGCTGGGGACGTCGCCGTATCCACCCAAACCCGTTTTTGTATCGAGCCGCCGATAAACGGGTAGACGAAGTGACCGAAGCGTATTTAGCGCAGGTCTACGAAATTTGGAATAGGAACCTCGGATAATGGCCGCCAAAAAAGCCGCAATTAGTATTTTGATGACCGCCGACGCGGCCAAAGCTAAGGCCGCGTTCGCAGACGTCGAAAAGCGGGCCGGGTCCCTACAAAACCAAATGGGGAACGTAGCTAAAGCTATCGGCGGCGCGTTCGCAACACAAAAAATTATTGGGTTCGCTAAAGGCGCTATTGACGCGTCGTCGGACCTAGCCGAAAGCGCTAACGCCGTACAAGTCACGTTTGGTAAAGCGTCCGAGGGTATTTTCGAATTTGGCGAAAACGCCGCTAAAGCCGTCGGAATGTCGAAAACCGAATTTAACGCTTTTGCTGTCCAATTCGCCGGTTTTACAAAACAGCTAGCAGGCGCTAACGGCGACGTCGTAGGCGTCACTACCGAGCTAACGACCCGTATAGCCGACTTTGCGTCGGTTATGAACCTCGACATTCCTCGAGCCGCCCAAATTTTCCAGTCATCACTAGCGGGTTCGACCGAACCTATTAGGGCGTTCGGTATCGACCTGTCGGCGGCCGCTGTCGCCGCCTACGCAGTCGAAAACGGGATTTCGGACTCGGCCGCCAGTATGACCGAAGCCGAAAAGGTGACGGCCCGCTACGGCCTGCTAATGGAAAGCACCGCCCAAACGGCCGGCGATTTCGCTAACACGTCCGACAGCCTGGCAAATAGCCAACGTATCCTAAAAGCCGATTTTGAGAACACTAGGGCCGAAATAGGCGAAGCCCTGGTACCTGTAATGACCCAACTATTACAGGTCATTAAACCGCTAATAGACGGTTTCAGCGCCCTACCTAAAGAAGCTAAAACGCTAATAGTCACGTTTGGGCTGGTCGGTAGCCTGATGAAGTCGGTTAGAACGACCCTAACCGGGTTCGGTTTGGCCGCCAAAACAGCGAGCGTAGCGACCGGCGCCCTCGGCGGCGCCCTGCTGGTTTACTCGCTACACGCCCAAAACGCCGCTAAAAACGCCGCCAAATTCCAAGAGGAATTAGGCGAGCTGTCGAAAGCAACCGACGAAAACATTAAACAGCAATTCGCCGCAACCTACGCCGCGGCGCTGTTCGCCGGCGAATTCGGTAACGCCGAGGAATACGTAGCGAAGCTCGCCCAAACCAGTATCGGTACAACCGAACGGTTGCGGGACCTAAACGTAATCCAAGAAGGTTTAGGGCTTACGACCGAGGAAGTGAACCGTATTATTGGCGAGCAGGTCGCCGGGTTCCAGCAGGCCGAAGCCGACGCCGAACGTCATAGCGACGCGATCGCCGGCCTAACCGACGAAAGCGAGGAAGCGGCCCAAGCCGCCGAGGAATTAAACCAACAGCTCGAGGACCAAGAACGACAACTACAGGCGGTCGTTACGGCCACGCTGTCGGCATTTAACGCCCAGCTCGGCTACGAATCCCAAACCTGGGCAACCGACGACGCCGTAGCCGCCTATAACGACACCCTCGGAAGCATGATCGACGGTACCTATGAGGGTACCGACGCCGCCCGCGACCTGGCCGCCGCCGAAAACGAAGTATACGAAAACGCGTTACGTCAGGCCGCCGCCGCCGCCCAACTCGCCGCCGACACGGCGAAAGCGTCAGGCGAACAGCTAACAGCCGCCGAAACCGCCAAAATTCAGGCCGAGGAATTACAAAAAGTAGCCGACCAACTAGACCCCGGTAGCCCGCTACGCGCCCAACTTCTCGAATACATCACCCAGCTAAACGCTATCCCGCGAGAAGTAACCACGACGTTTAGGCAGGTAATCGAGGAAGCCCGCGCGGCCGCCGGCACTACATCGGGTATGGGTTCGGGCCGAACGTCGGTCACCTATCCCGCTCGCGCTATGGGCGGGTTCGTCGCCCAAAATACGCCCTACCTGGTAGGCGAAAACGGGCCCGAACTGTTTATTCCGACAGGCGCCGGCCGTATCAGCCCAAACGCCGGCGGGGACACGATCGTTATTAACGTCGCCGGGTCGGTTATTAGCGAACGCGACCTCATCGAAACGGTACGACGCGGCCTGTCCGATAGCCAACGTAGCGGTAATCAGCTGGTTTACTAATGGCACTTCCCGCAACCCCGAAAGTCGAAATTCGGTTCGGTACCGGCGCCGGGTTCGGTAACGCCCTGGTACTCGGATCACCTAGCCAAGGCATTTTAGGTACAAGCGTACTGGGTACTTCAGCGGCGTTACCTGTAGACGTCACTAGCCAGGTCACCAGCCTAAATATTCGGCGTGGCCGTGACCGCATTTTCGACCACTACGACAGCGGCGTAGCTGTTCTCGAGCTGTACGACGACACCGGCGACCTAAACCCCGAAAACCCGTCAGGGCCCTATTACGGCGACATTCTGCCCCTACGCCAAATACGAATTTCGGCGTCATACAGCGGAAACGACTACTACCTGTTTTCCGGTTATATAACGTCCTGGGATTACACCTACCCCCAGGGCGCCGACCTGGCCCGCGTCAATATTGTCGCTAACGACGGGTTTCGGCTATTAAACCTGGCCGAAGTGGATACGATCGCCGGCGCGTCAGCCGGTCAAGATACCGGCGACCGCGTAGCCGACGTTCTCGCCGCCGCCGGCTGGCCGTCTAGCCAAACGACCATTTCGACGGGTTCGGTTACCGTTCAGGACGACCCCGGCGGTATCCGTCAAGCCCTCACGGTCCTACAACAGCTCGAGGACACCGAACTAGGCGCCCTGTATATGGACGCCGCCGGTAACGCCGTCTTTAAATCAAAAGACGCCCTTAGCCAACAGGCGACAACGACAAAAACCTATTTCGACGACACCAATACGAACATTCAGTACCAGGCGATCGACGTCACGCTAGACGACACCGACCTAGCAAACGACGTAACCGTTACCCGAGTCGGCGGCACCGCCCAAAACGCCCAGGACGCGACCAGCATTAGCAACTATTACCGGCGGTCCCTGTCGCGTACCGGGCTACTTATGGAAACCGACACCCAGGCCCTCAGCCAAGCTAACAGTATTCTGAACGCCCGTAAATCGGTCGGCCTGCTTATCAGGTCTATCGGTATCGACTGTTCGAGCCCGTCAAACCGGGTAGCGGCCGCCCTCGAGCTAGACATAGGCGACCCGATCCAAGTAACCCGAACGACCGTAGGCGGCCCGATCACCGCCGACCTAACCG